TCATCGTGACGCTGGGCACGCAGCTGATCCTGTATACCTGCCTGCTGCTGTATGTGCAGCAGGGCAACAACAATGGCATGGCCATCTCCAACCTCGATCCGTCCTACACCAGCTTCGTCAAGGGAGAGCTGTTCCGCATCAACGGTACGCCCGTCCCCATGTATGTTCTGTTTGCAGTTGTGCTGACAGCCGTCATGTGGTTTATTTGGAATAAGACCACCTTTGGTAAGAATATGTTTGCCCTCGGCTCCAACGAGGAGGCGGCCCGGGTATCCGGCGTCAACGTGTTCGCCATCACAGTGGGGGTCTTTGCGCTGGCCGGAGCCATGTACGGCTTTACCGGCTTCATTGAGGGCGCACGCATCGGCTCCAACACGGCCAATACCGGGTTGAACTACGAGCTGGATGCCATCGCCGCCTGCGTCATCGGCGGCGTGTCCTTCGTAGGCGGCATCGGCAAGATCAGCGGCATCGTTATCGGCGTGCTGATGCTGCGGCTGATCTTCATCGGGCTGACCATGGTGGGCGTGCCGCAGGATCTGCAATATCTCATCAAGGGCGCGATCATCCTGTTTGCCTGTGCCCTTGATATGCGGAAGTACCTTGTGAAAAAGTGATCTCACGCAAAGATGGCACGCCTTCGCGAGCCATCTTTGCTTTATCGGAAGGATGTGGTATACTCTGTGTAAAAGGGAGAGGGGGCGGAGCTGTGGAGCTGTACCGTGTGCTGCTGGTGGACGATGAGGAAAATATCCGCGAGGGTATCAGCCGGAAGATGGACTGGCAGGGCCTTGGCTTTTCTCTGGCGGGAGAAGCCTCCAACGGGCGGGATGCGCTGGAACTGGCGGAGGAGATCCTTCCCGATGTGGTCCTTACCGACATCAAAATGCCGTTTATGGATGGACTGGAGCTCTGCGGCAGCCTGACAGAGCTTCTGCCGGTCTCTAAATTTGTGATTTTTTCCGGCTTTGACGATTTTGAGTATGCCAAGCAGGCCATTCGGAGGAATGTATCGGAGTACATTCTCAAGCCCATCAATGCCGATGAGCTGTCCGCCGTACTGCGGCGGCTGAAGGCAGAGCTGGACCGGGAGCGTGAGGAAAGACGGGATACGGAGCGACTCCGCATCCGCTATACGGAGAATCTGCCGGTTCTGCAGGAGCTGTTCTATGCCAATTTGCTGAGCGGGCGCATAGAGCTGGGAAAGGAACAGGAGCGGGCGGCGCAGCTGGATATCGATCTTTCCGGGGGAAAATGGGCGGCGGCTCTTGCTTACATCGGAGGCAGCCGCGATGCGCCGCTGTCCACGCTGTCCGTCCAAAAGCTGCTGGAGGAGGCCCTGACGGAAGACAGGTGCAAGCTCTTTTTGTACAACGATTGGATTGCTTCCATCGTCAGCCTGACGGAGACCTTTTCCGTCTATGACCTGATCCGCGCTCTGGACCGCGCCTGCGCGCTGGCCTCGGCCTATTTAGGACTGACTCTGACAGTGGG